CGACACTGAATTAGTTAAAAGGGAAATATCGAAGTCTTTGGTGTTTATTGAACAACCAGCACCTTTCATGATGGGCATGTTCAATTATTTGAGTTCGGCTGCCGGTGCCATTGAACAACTTTATACCACTTACTTGTACAATAAGTGTGTTGGCAACATAAATCCCATGCAGACAGTGCTTGAAAAAATGAAAATCCCTAACATTCCATTTGCACAAGAGGTTGTGGATGACTTGAAATTAAGCGTGCTTAAAGATCTAGAAATGGATTATACATTAGAAGAGTACAACATGTTCTTTCCAAATCAAATATCTACGGTTGACGTAAAGCCCATGCAGCATAGTGATGATTCGTTCAGAAAAATAATTGGAAATGTGCAATCCATCAAACTGTTTTACAATTTCATGCTTTGGATAAAGAGTATCAATAATCACAAGATCAATGTTTACAAGTCAGGCCTATGTTTAAACCCACAAACACAGCATGCAGAATATTTGTCAATAAGAACAATAAACAACATCATGGTTCCCACAACCTGCAAATTTACAATGTCACTTGAACTGAATTGTCATGACGGAGGCTATACTGGTGATATTTATCCAAATGTTGTGGCTAACATGATCAGTTTGTACTCAAACGGTTGTAGTATTGAACAGTGTCAACAGGCATTATGGATCTTAACAAAAATGTGTGCTGACATATACAATGTGAAACCCAACAGGACACACCCACTGTTAGGAGGCCAACCCATGCATCATCCCATGTTTTACCTACTCTGTGGAAGCAATGCTGACCTATTATGGCTGCTAGACAATAACAAGATATGTGATGCCGGTAAGTTGATGGAAGCAGCAAAGGCTAATGGAACTGATGAAAGTTACGGATTCTACATACCACAGATAAAATTTGACTTTGTGAACAAGTTTAAAAATATTAAAGATGAAATAAAGAACTTAACAGGGGATTTGATTAATGAAAATAGCAGGTGGATGTACAAAAATATAAGGAAGTCAACCAGTTTAATAGAAGCCATCAAATTTGTCATACTGTCTGACAACTACAATTTTTCACTCAGTTCCACATCTGATGACAAATTTTACAAATTGAGTCGTGCATTAATGGTTGCAGGTCAGAGGAAACTGGCATTAAAGGGTAGCTTCCACACACAGACAGAGTTTTTAACAGAAATAAATAAATTGGAAGGAGATGGTGGGCCTTTGTTTGACTTCTTAAAAGTGACACAAAACACTGCACATGACATAAGCATGTATTTTGATTCTCTGGAAAACAAGAACAAACTGTGTGTGGAAAATTATACAATTGCCAACAAACTACTGAAACCTCAACTGATACGTTTTAAACCAAACTATAATGCAATTAATATTAGG